AGAGCAAGCATTGCCCACGAGCTATAACAGCCCATAGGCTGCCCTACAGAATATCTAATTGGTGAGTCATTTAAGTACCAAGGTCTATCCAAGATAGCCTTCCAGAGATCACCTCTTATTCCTAAGAGAGTGAGCACCTGGACTTGCAACTCAATAGGTAATCTATCAGTTGCCGCACTTAAATCAAAAGAGTAAAGCACGTTCTTCGAACGATTTAAATCGAGTAGACGTTGCAATGGTTTCACCTGGTTAAAGGTTCCATCCATTGGTACATGTTTTAAGTGTACCATAATTGAATCATGAATTGGTTTAAGGACTACTTGAGTCCACCAATCAGCGATGGCAATTATACGAACTTTTCCTCGTGCCTCGTTTAGTTTAACTAAACGTCCCAATAATTTAGGGAAACTCTCCAACCATATTAGAAAGGGTAATAGAACCGTTCCTAACAGTATCAATCCGAAATGCCAAATAGCAACAATATAGTAATCATTAGAAATACAATATCTCATAAAGTTATACCACACAAGTGGATAACGTATGTAGGCTATTGCATCCAATGGACTACCATAAGTAGCTTTTGCATAATTAGGTCCAGAAGACTCAGATATCATAAAGATATCTGGTTTCTGTAATCTTAAAGATTTCAAACCTAGCCAATGTAATGCCTTCTCAATCTCATACTGAGGAAGAGTTGGACTAGTACCTTTAAAAGGTGCTATTATGGTGTCCAATTTTAAAATTGGTTTTGCACCCATTACACGGTAAATACTAAGAACCGTTAAAACAGCTCTTATGATTACTTTCCCCTCTATGTTATCATGTAGTTTTCCAACTATCATTGATTTACGAAGAGTTAAAGGAAGTAATTTGGGTAAGCCTTTCCCAGTAATGGAAACGTAGATTTTAGATCTTACGTAATTCTCATTACCAAGCCAACATACAATGGCACGGGAAGCTTCAGCAAGATACTGAACTAACCACGTGGATCCGTTATGTTTCCATAACGTTTGAACCCTATTGCATAATGGTAGGAAACCTTGGTTCCACATATGTGATAGACCCATGAGCCAGAC